GAATCTAATTCTCTCATTACACTGGACAAATCTCTCACAGTCGTCTCGTTGATCTTACCCTTATCCTTCATGTTTTTCAGGATATCCATACAGGCATCTAGAGTATTTGATTGATCTTTTGTAATCTTATTTATCGTATCAATTTGTGCTTGCTTAGTGATTATTTCAGATTCTGACATTGTGTACCTCAAACTTTAGTTTCTTGTAATGATTAACTCTTTGCCGGGAGTGGCCTTCAAGGTAAGGGATTTGGTCATGAAAGTCGTAGAAATACATTTCATCTTTACCTTTTGCTTTACGAATACCTCTTCCTAAACCTTGCAGCGTTGGAACTTCACCTGATAGTCCTCTGGCGTTGATCATGTGTGTGATTTCATCTATACTAATGCCTGTTTGCATGACATTAGTTCCTATAATTGTAGCTGGCTTATCGTCTTTTACAAACTTAGTAATTATATCATATCTACTATCTATATCGTCTTTCCCTTCGATAGTGTAGCAGTTACTAATTCTACCTTGCAAGTTTTCGATATGTTGTAAGTTTTTTACAAGAATTAGTATCTTTGCTTTTGGATTAGACTGATACACTTTAGATACAATATCCCTAATCTTATCGTTCCTTTTATCGCAATTTACGACATATTCGTCATAGATATCTAGATAGGGCATGTCCTCTGGAACACTTGATACCGGAGTGTTATCAATAATTTGAATTATAGGTTTTGCTAAAGAACCGTCTTTTATAAGATCCTCAGCGGTTCTAGTAGTATACACGGACCCGAAAGCGCCCTCTAGAACCATCCTAGCGTTGATATCTTTTGAGGTCTCCCTTGGAGGTGTAGCGGTGAATGCGAGCCTGTAGGAGGCGTTAGGAAAGCTCTCAATGGCTGCTATGGTGGTCTCTCCTTTACAGAACTGATGAGCTTCATCAATCATCAAAATCTCAGACTCTTCTAGGTGAGTGTCAATAATTCGTTCGATACTCTGAACCGTTGAAAGCATTATCTTTCCAGGAACATATCCCTCCCCAGAATTGTACCCTAGATTTTTAATTCCACACCTTTTAAAAAATTCATAAGTCTGTTTAAGGATGCCTTTCTCTCTAAACAAGACAACTCCTGTTGGGTTGTCTCCCCACTGTAATGCAGCGATACAACCGGCCATTATTAAGGTTTTACCAGATCCTGTTGGACTGTCAACTATGGCTCTCTTTCTTCTCAAGCATTTATATATTGCTGTTTCTTGATACTCACGGTATTTAAAGTTACCGATCTCGGGTATAAAATATTCTTCCTTTTCAGGTTTATTCTCCCACTCAACATCTTTTACACCAATCTTTTCAAGGTCTTTTAGTATGCGTTGAAGCAGCCCTGTTTTAAAGACCCCTCTTGAACT